GCAAAGGCAGACCCTGACGACCTTCAGCTTCAGATTGAAAAATTGCGCGGAGAGTCCGAAAATCTCAAAAGCACTGCGAGTGAAGAGCGAAAAGATTTGTTTTCGCAAATGGAAGCTCTTCGTGACGGCGCTTTAACGAACGATCAGGTTAACGCTTCTATTGCCAGCGCTTTAGAAACTGGAACTTTGTCGCCCGATCAAATTAATTCGGCAATCGAAACATTAAAAGGGGAAGTTGAGGGCAAGATCGGCGGTCTTGCGTCAACAGAAAGTTTGAACCAGCTTCAATCTGACATCGAAGGAATAGGGACCGCTCTCACAGGTACTATTGCCAGTTCTTTAGACCTTAGCTCAAAGGTAGATTTGTTACAGAAGGCGCTTGAAGGAAGAGCTACAAACGAAGACTTGGCCACGCTTCAAGAATCTTTGCAAGGCAATGCCAGTGGCATCGAGGCTCTTCAAAAGGCGGTTGAAGGAAGAGCTACAAACCAAGATTTAGCAATCCTTCAAGAGTCATTGGCCGCGACAGCTAGTAAGGATGAGCTTGCGGCACTTCAAGCATCTTTGACCGGCGCTACAGGAGATTTCGACACTCGGTTTTCAGAGCTTCAAAAGCAAATGCTTAACCCTGATGACATCGCTAAACAACGTGCCGATGATATTGCCGCTGCAATGGACCCGATTGCGGCTCAACGCCAAGAAGCTATTGCTGCAGCAATGAATCCAATTGCCCAACAGCGCCAAGAAGCGATCACTGGCGCAATTAACCCTATTCAGGCTCAGATAGAGGAGTTGAGAGGCAGTATTCCTGCCCAGCAAAACATTGACATTGACGCTCTGAGGAAGTCGATTATCGATGAGTTGAAGACTCAAACACCCGCTCCCGGTGGCGGAACTGGTGGAGGCGCGGGCGGAGAAGGCGGTGCTGGAAATACCAATGTAGACGGTTTTAGCGGGACGCCCTATGAAAACTTTATGGGAGGAAACATTCCAACCGGATATATCGACGTTGGCCCTTCAGCTTCAGAGGCGGCTGGTTTCAACCCTGCTGGCGGAGGCTCTGGCGGCGTAGGTAATCAAGGCATTGTAGATAATTCTGGCTATCTTGACTTTTATAATCAGCAAACTTTAAACCCAGATTCGCCCGTAAAGACTGGCGCTCCCGCATACAGCCAAGGACCATTTCAAGTTACACAAGCCCCAGCACTGCAAGCGGCTCCTAAGTTTTCATACGCAGGTTCTAGGAGGAGGCGGTAGCTGTGAAATCTTCTGCCCCTAAAAATGTAGCCAACCCGAGCCTTTACGCCAAAGCAAAAGCTAAGGCCAAGAGCAAGTTTGACGTTTACCCGTCAGCATACGCAAATGCGTACATGGTCAAGGAATACAAGAAGATGGGCGGCACTTACAAGACTCCGAAGAAAATGAACAAGGGCGGCGCGGTTTTTATGAAGCCAAAAGGCTGTGGTGCTGTTATGGAATCTAAACGTAAAATGGTAAAAGTGCCCCGTGGCTAAGACCGGACTAGACAAATGGTTTGGCGAAAATTGGGTTGATATTGGCGCTAAAAAGAAGGACGGAAAGCTTCAAGAATGTGGCCGAAAAAGCGCATCAAAAAAAAGTGGCAGGTCATACCCAAAGTGCGTTCCGGCAGCAAAAGCAGCCAGCATGACGGAAAGCCAAAAGAAAAGTGCGGTAGCCAGAAAAAGGTCTAAGCGGCAAGGCGTAGGCGGTAAGCCTACAATGGTTAAAACTTTCGCCGCGAAAGGCGGATCAATCAACAAGAAACCGGGCAATTCTGGTTTATTTGGGAGACGGTAATGAAGATGAAAGCAAAAGGTTACAGAAGAGGCGGCGCTCCAATGGGTATGAAAAAGCCGGGAAATGAAATTGTTCGTCCGGGCAAAAAGTCGCCTAAGTTAAGTTCTGCTCAAGAGAATTTGTTACGTCAAGCTCAATCATACGCCAAGGAAACCGGGCAAAATCCTGCTGAAGTAAAGCGATTAACCGGCATGTACGGAGATTTGAATGCGGCCAAAGAGGCCAATATGTCCGCAGCGAAAGGCGTAAAAAAAGCCAGAAGACAAGCTGGCGTAAGAGGTACTGGCCCTCGCCGCATGAACTTGGGCGGTGCAGCCATGAAGACGAAAGGTTACGCTAAAGGCGGTGCCGCAATGAATACCAAAGGCGCAGCAAAGGGCGGTGTAAGAAAGCCTTCATCTAGCAAGAGCGGTTTATACGGGCGCAGATAGTGGCTTATCTTCAGAGCAATATCCCGCACTTCAAGTGCTGGGTTCGCAAAGAATACACGCATAATCATGAGAAATATCATGGCGAATTTATTCATGCGATGGCGATTGCTGTAACCACTATGCCCACTCGGTGCTTATCCTTTCAGATGATTTTTACCGGAGCTGAGACATACGACTATGATGAAGAACAAAACGCACATGGCGGAGCGATGTGGGCCAGAATGCCAATCACAGGACTTGTCGCTGACACGCCACTTGATGATTGGCCTGAACCAATGCCTGTCTGGGCTGCTCAACCTTGGGACTGCAGTTCTCATTGTCACGCTGTTTACGTTCTTGATCGCTGCACTCCTTGTCCTTGGCTCGCTAAGATTGATGGCAAATTTTATCCTGCAAAATACTATTTCACGGTGGATTATTCAGAAAATGAAATTGCTGATGACCCTGCCCAACACAAACAGTCGCATGTTTTAGAGTTGCTTGATGCAGGCAAATGGACCGGTAATATCGTCGCATTGCCTAATAATCGTGTACGGGTCACACACCCTGCATGGTTTGAAACGGGAGATGGTGCGCCAGACTTTAAGCCTAGCCAGCATATTCATTACAGCAAATCTGATTTAGACTACACCCTAGATGTGAACCAAGTTTTCGACAATTTATATGCCGAAACGAACGAAGAGGACTTAGACGATGAAAAAGAATAACGGCAACTCTGGTTTATACGGCAGAGTCACTAAGAAGCAAATGGGCGGAGCTGCTAAACCAGTTGGCATGAGCGGACCCGGATTTCTTGCGGGTGAGATACCTCCTGACGGGAGTGGGTCAGGTATTGCCATGAGTCAAGCGGCTCGTGAAGCGATGAAAAAACGCCGCGAAGCGGAGGAGGCGGCACGCAGGAGAGGTCCGAAAATGCCTCCGATGCGAACCAATGACTTCCAAGATGAAGACATGAACGGCGTTGATGACCGAGACGAGTCTTCTCGCGGCAAAAAACGTCCTAGCGGCAGGGGAGGGAATTCTCGCGGAACCGTAAAAACTGGACCGGGAAGAGGTCCAAGAGGCCCTTCACGCGATCAGCTTCAAAGAATTCAAGAGATGCTCGCAGGTAAAGCAGATCGTGGTGGCAGAAACCCCGGAACTTTCATGCCAAGACTTCCCGGCGGTGGTAGGTTAAGACCGCCAGAAATGGGGCCGAATCCTGATGCGGAACGAATGGGACCGAGACGGTTTGAAGGGATGGGCGCAAGCATTATTGATGCCCTTGGTATCAAGAGTGGTAAGATGGGTGATAAGTCCAGAAAAGAACCACCCCGTCCCAGAACTACCGGCGGCAGAAGAGGTCGCGGAAGGAGAAAGTAAATGGCTGTTAGCGGAACTAAAAGTTTCGAGCCTGATGTAGCCGAGTATATCGAAGAAGCGTTTGAAAGATGCGGAATTGAATTGCGTACTGGTTACGACTTGCGAACTGCGACACGCTCGCTCAACCTAATGCTGGCTGAGTGGGCTAACCGTGGTTTAAATCAGTGGACAATCAAGCAAAACGCAATTCCGATGCTGACTGGAACGATCACTTACAATCTTGATCCAACAGACTCAACAGCGGCAATTGACGTGCTTGATGTTTTTGTCCGAGAAGAGTTTCAGGGCACTAATACTGACATTCCGTTAAGCAGGATGAGTCGGGCGGAATACTCGCACCTAGCGACTAAAACAACGACAGGTAAGCCTAACCAGTTCTTCGTTGACAAGCAGTTGTCCCCAACCGTAACGGTTTGGCCGCAGCCTGACAAAAACAACACCTATACACTGTATGTAAACGTCCTGACTCGAATGGATGATGCTGGTGGCGGTGCTAATTCTTTGCAGATGCCTTTTCGGTTTTACCCCTGCCTGACGGCTGGCTTGTCTTATTATCTGGCTCTTAAAAAAGCTCCTGAGAAAGTTCAAATGCTCAAGCAGCTTTATGAAGAAGAGTTTACAAGGGCGTTAAGTCAAGACGAGGAGCGAGCAAGCTTTAGGATCGCTCCTGATTTACGCAGCTACAACATCGCATAGTCATGGCTTTTGCATCCAACAAGAAAGCTTGGGGAATCTGTGATATCACGGGTTTTCGCTATCGTCTGCGCGACATGAAAAAGACTTGGGATGGTTATTTGGTTGGTCCTGACCAGTGGTCCCCGAAGCATCCTCAGTTGATGATTAAGCCGACACCTGTTGATCCACAGGCTTTGAAAGATCCTAGACCGGATCAATCAGACGATAATAATTTCTTTACGGTCTACACCAATTCCGGCGATGGTATTCTCGGCACACAATTGCAAACATTTGCAATATCCTGTAATGTTGGAACTGTGGAGGTAACCACATCATGAGTTTTACTTTAGCGACTTTGAAGACCGCCGTTCAGGATTATTTGCAAGTTGATGAAACGACTTTCAACGACAACCTAAACACGTTTATTCAGGAGGCAGAGACGCGCATCTTTAAGCTTGTTCAGCTATCTGAGCAGCGTAAGAATGTGACAGCGACGACTTCGCAGAACAATCGGTTCTTGGCAACGCCATCTGATTTTTACTCACCGTTTTCGCTGGCGGTCATTGATAACGGGACGTACTACTATTTGCTATTAAAGCATCCGTCGTTCTTGAAGGAATATGACCCCTCAGTCTCTAGCAGAGGTCGCCCAAAGTATTACAGTAATTTTGACGACGCAGCATTTGAGCTGTCGCCGGTTCCTGATGCAAATTACAGCGTAGAGCTGCATTACTTGTATGAGCCTGCCTCACTCACTTCTGGCGCAGAGAGCGGAACCACATTGCTCAGCACTGATTACCCAGATGCTTTGCTCTACGGTACGTTGGCCGAAGCTGCCATCTTCTTGAAAGAAACTCCTGATGTGATTGCCAATATGGAACAGCGTTTCATGGCAGCAATCGGTCGGATGAAAAACCTGTCCGAAGGTCGTGATACGCGAGATGAGTATCGCTATGATCTATTACGGACAGGGGTGAGTTGATGGAGAAGATTGAAAGTTTAAAAGGAAAAAAAGTTGCATTGATTGGTTTGGGCGCAAGCCAAATTGATTATGTAATTGGCATGGAAAACAGCAAGCAGTGGGACGAGGTGTGGGTAATCAACAGCGCCTTGTCGGTTTTTGCTTGTGATCGAGTTTTCATGATGGATCCGGTGAGTCGCTACTTAGATACCGAAGATGCTGGAAACCAGACGGACGTTATGCGCCGTTTGTTACCCACTTTTGACAAACCCATTTATTCCTGCGGGCTTGATGATCGAGTTCCGGCGGTGGTTGAGTTTCCTTTAGCCGAAGTCATGACAGACGCCAAGTGCGCTTACTTCAACACAACTGTTGCGTATGCAATGGGTTTTGCGTATTGGAATCGGGTCGGTCATATAGATCTATTTGGCTTGGATTTTAGCTACGCGCATAACATTCACTTCGCTGAAGCTGGCAGAGCTTGCGTAGAATTTTGGATCAGTAAGTGTCTTGAGAACGGTATCGGGATTGGCGCATCCCCAAGATCGTCATTGCTTGATAGCAATGTTGGTGTGACTGAGCGATTGTATGGCTACCATCGACTTGACGATCCATTGGTTGCGATGCCCCAAGATGGAGAGTGGCATGTGTTTCCACGTTCTATGATGAGCGAAATGGTGAAAAAGCATAATCTTGAAACCATTGAACTCCCTAAAGCACCGGAGCCATACAAGGGATGATGAAAGACGATATTGGTTTCCAGCTAGGAAACGTCATGGTTGCTACTACCCAGAACAAGGGGCATGACCCTGAGTTCTGGGCGGAGCAAGTGACTAATAAAATTGTGGGTATAAGCGAGACGGCAGCGCCTCATATTCGACAGCAAGCGGAGGCTTTCAGAAGTCACGTTTATCAAGTAATATTGCAAGGAATGAAGAACTCTATCCGATCAGACCGCGTGACTATTACAAACAAGCTTCGCCAGCAAGGTCACGAGGCAATGGCGAACATTATCAAGGAGCTGTGACAATGGCCATCACATCTGCAATTTGTACAAGTTTTAAGCAACAGTTGCTTGTTGGGACTCATAATTTTACCAACGGCGCTAACTCATTTAAGTTAGCACTTTACACGTCTAGCGCGACTCTTGGGGCAGGAACTACGGTTTATGTCACTACAGGTCAGGCTTCTGGGACGAATTACCCCGTTGGCGGATCTGCGTTAACAAACGTAACGCCTTTCGCTACAGGCACTACTTCTGTGTGTGATTTTAACGATTTGACATTTTCTACGGCAACCGTTACGGCTCGTGGGTGTCTATTATACAACAACACGCAAGCCGATAAAGCCGTTGCAGCCATTGATTTCGGCGGCGATAAAACCAGTACCGCAGGTGATTTTACGGTGGTTTTCCCGGCACCAACTGCGACTGGCGCTATTATCAGATTGGCGTAATGGCGAATGCCTTTACAAGAAATAGATTTTCAGCCCGGAATCAACAAGGAGGCTACGGACTACAGCGCTAAAGGCGGCTGGGTCGATGGCAACCTAATACGATTCCGCAAAGGTAGGGTCGAGAAAATTGGCGGCTGGGCGCAGCTTGGCGGTCAATACTTTCTCGGAATCTGTCGCGCACTTCATTCTTGGATTTCTCTTGGCGGAACCAAATTCTTAGGAATTGGCACTACTTGGAAATATTACATAGAGGAGGGTGACGCTTACAACGACGTTACCCCTATTAGATCGACGACTTCCGCAGGCGACGTTACATTTGCAGCGACCGACGGCTCATCAATAATAACGATTGCCGACACAGGGCATGGCGCTGTAACAAATGATTTTGTTACGTTTAGCGGCGCGGCGACTTTAGGCGGTGTTATTACCGCTGCCGTCTTGAACCAAGAATACCAAATACTGCTTGTCACAAGCGCAGACGCTTACCAGATAACCGCAAAAGACACTAGCGGCGACACGGTTGTTGCAAACTCTTCGGATACTGGAAACGGCGGTTCGAGCACCGTTGGCGCTTATCAAATTAATGTAGGTCTCGACACTTACGTTAACAGCAGTGGCTGGGGCGTTGGAACATGGGGTGCTGGCGGCTGGGGTTCTGCGTCAAC